CTTTTACCGACTAAAACTCATCCAAAATTGAGGGCGTTTCAACGCCTGACCTTTTTAAGGGTCGCTGAAATCGGTGGTGGTATAAGAAATCCCACCTGAAAATCATCACGTACAGCTGTGTAGTAAAGCTGCTCGTCGGCACCGGCAAGATCTACCGTCCAAAAGTCATTCAAATTTTCCCCCCCCGTATTTTGAGAACGGAAAGGGAGCTGATCAACATAAGGACAGGCAAAATCAAACACTGTAGCCGTTGGAGCCTGCAATACAAATCCAGTACCGCTTGCGCGGTATGATGTACCATTTGAATCGGCAAAACGAGCCGCCATTTGTCCAACACTTGCTTGCGCTATCTTGTATTTTATCCCTCCGCGGTGAAAAGCGAAGAGAACATACAACCAATATCCTATTGTACCGGAATCCGGTGTATAGAAAGCTGGCAATTGCGCATTGCTTGTGCCGAAAGTTAGGCCTCCGGCTGTCATGTAACGTTTCAAAATGTCAACGACCCTATGAGAGGTCTCGCTGGCAACGTAGTGATGGTCTGCGAACATCTGACAATCCGCCACGAACGGCGGAAATGTGTTTTTAAAGTCCTCGCAAACTGCGGACTGTCGCTCTGGGCGTCCTCGCGGTACGGTCACATTGGGATAACCATACGAAAAAGGGAAAACGCCCTGATTTGGTTGTACTGGGTACTGTAGCTGAAAGTCTGGACCTGCAGCCGAGAAGACAATCATGTCAACAACAGCATCAGTCGCACTGTCTGATGAGACAATGTTGTTGTAGATAGAAATCTGCAACTGACCGACGGTTTCTGCCATTGGAATAAGGTAGTCTGTCTGGGCAACATACGGGACTGTAAAACTTACTGTAGTATCTCCTCGCACATCAACGATCTGTGAAACAGTATCGGTAATAGCATTGGTAGAAGTCACAGTGTAAGGTGCAAAAATAACCAGAAAACGAGCTGAAATAAATGACGAGCAGTAAAACTTCAGCATATAACGCATGCTTCCACGCCAATAACGGTGGGCAATCTGGAGGTAACTCACAGGAGTGCCCATTGCTATGTAAGGAATGTAAGCAATATTGTTTGTACTCGTAAATGTGTACTTCGAGTGCAAACTTGGACGCGTTAAAATGTCCAAGAGAGTCCAATTCCCACCCTCAGGGAGTGTATCATCGGCTGTAGTCAAATACGAGCCAGAATACAACGTTAGCGGTTCTGCGTTATCCTTCTGATCAACGCGACACATATTGTTCATTGTTGTCACATAAACTTTCTGAACCGATTCAACCTGTTCCGGTTTATCAAACAAACCTGCAATCATACTCCCAATGGACAGGAGCGGTTGGATTGCACTAATGACTGACTCAATAGGCTCAGCCACAGAATTTATCGCACTAGTAATACTGGCGGCCCCACTGGTAACTTGAGTAGGAGTAACATTCAGTTGCGCAGATTGCGCTGGAATTGAATTGTTGCTCGAAACTATCTCAGTTGATGTAGGACCTCTAGGAATACGCATGCGAGTAGTATACTGTGGAACTGAACCACTTGACTGCCGCTCAGCAGTTCTGATGCGCCTACCGATTAAAGTACCAGCAGGGGCTACAGGCCAGGCAACCTGAGGATTGACAAAACGTGCTTGAACATCAAAAAATATACTATCAGGAGCCGTTGCAGAAGCTGCAATTAAAATAGAAGCAACATCTACAAAAAAATTTGACACCACTAGGTGACCATCGTTAATATCGTTTGTTGTTAGCCAACGCTGAGCTTGCGTCCATGGAAAACCAACAATTGCAGTCTGCTGTGCTTGCGCACTTAGGAGGACAGGTTTCAACCATGACCTCGCTTGTTGATACTGCAAAGGGATTGCCGATCCACCACCTGGACACATGGTCAACATCAACGCACCTGCGTAAAACGCATTTGTGTTCAAACGAACATGAACCTCCACATCTGAACGAAAATACTGAAAATTTGAAAGAACCCCTGCAATAAAAGGGTCATTAATCATGACATTATAAATGTCATAAACTTTAAAAGGGGCAGCTAATGACACAGCACTCGTAGTGGTCCATGCAACCTGATCTATCTGAACCATCCGAGTCAACATCCGTGAGGGTGTTTGATCGGGCAGCGCATAAATAACCTGGCTAAATGGAGCGATCGGCTGTTGTGTAGTAACCTGCCCAGTATCCGCAAAAGTTGTATTAACAGTAGTAAACGCATTTGGTATAACCTCTGCATTCAAAGACTGCTCTGAAAATTTCTCTGTCGTTGTTTCTTGGTTCGCTGTGCAAAATTGAACTACCCATCGCACAAAACGGGCAGCATTTGGTTGTTTGGTGGTAACGACCGTTACACTTTACCACCGATGTAGATTACGGCTAATGTCTACTCTGGCAGGATTAGGGGCACAGTGAGCTGCCCTGCCATCCCATCATGGTCGGAATATCCATCCCCAACCATCTTCCTTAGCGCCTGGTCATATCCCGGGAAAATGGCGCTGTAATTTTCCTTGCGCACCCACCTGGTGGCAACTCGGTATATCTTGTGATACATATCAGGACCGTGATGAATTGCTTCAATCAACATGTTCCGAAAAGTATTACATATATCCAAGCGGGGATCTCCGCTGCGTGAGCTAGCGTTCGAAAACATCACTGCCTCGTAGATTGAATTCTTGTTCAGGGGAGCGAACATGAACCCATCCCGCAAGACAAACTGACGCTTTAAATAGTCTGCATCAGCGAGATCGATGTAAGGCACGACTACCGCTCTCTTATCGAAACTAGTGTAACGCATTCCAACCAGTCTCGCAAACTCAGTAAGATAGATCATGTTATACTCAGGCTTATTTTGAACAGCCACAATAGTATCATCAATCGTAATCGCCATTTCAACTGAGTCTGTCCATGTCTCTTCAGTACCTCCTATGTACTTCCAAGCCATCTTATGAAACAACCAAGAAGCAAAACACCCATACATTGCTGTAAGGGGACTACCTGAGGAATTACCCACATCAACCTTATACAGGCGTGACATGTGCAAATGCATCGGGTGGATCGTTGCAAAAATCAAATTTCTACGCATCCGTTTTCGTATCTCATCATCGAGGGGATAAACCGCATCAACAAAATCTACAAAGGCGTACATAAAAATTGCGGGCAAAGTAAACTCATGCCCCAAGAAATCTCCAACCATCAATCGCAATACTCCATCACTTGATCGCTTCGAATTGAGCCTATTATACAGTAGGCCCCACTGTGTGGAATGAGGGTTAAGGCCAATTGACCATGGGGTCTGATACGGACGCTTCTGAAGTTCTTTCCAAAGAAACTCCATCTCCATCTTGTAAATGACCAAATACTCCAACTGCCCAATCTGAAACAACCGGACCTTGAAATCTTCCTTAACCTTTGAAATCGGTAAAAGCTCATCCTTAAGTGCATCAACAACCGTCATGGGAACAACAGTATCAGACAACTTACTCCTATAATGTCGTACTGATTCGACAAACTGCGGGTGCAATCCATCCTCGTACTTCAAAACCTGAATACGCTGCCTACCTAGACACACATAAGGCCATCCTGAACTCTTCGACATGTCCAGGCCATCAAACCCATCTCCTCCAAACACGGCTTCCTCCATCGTCAGCTGTCTGAAATGTGAGTTGCGAAAATCAATCGGCAAAATATCATCATACTTGTTGTTTAAAACAAGATCATGGTCAATCGCCGGTGTTCTCCGCTCCTCTCCTCCAATCACTGAAAACTTCCGCATGAGCAATCCCAATTGTTTCCTTCCAAATTCTACTGGGATCCGTGTAGGAACATGTGCCAAAATTAATTCAGGCACAAACTCTGGACTCTCAGGATGCAGACAGGTCATCTGCAATTTCGAAGAAGTCTGGAGTCGTGCTTTCACTGTTGTTTTAGCATATGAATCCGTCCCTGGAGTAATTGGCACACTCTGATACTGCGCACCCTCATACTCCTGCTCCTCCACTGAGAACGTAAGAGGAGACTTTATTGTTTGAAACTTGGCTACAACAACACGAACAATGTCGGCATTGATCTCCGACAAGTAAGAAATATTCTCATCTGGTACACCTGCACAATGTAACCCGACAATCTTAGTTCCATTTGACGAATGCTGTAGGTAAGGCAAACCACAAAACCCTTTCTGGTTTTTCATGTCATAAATCATCGCATCTGACTCTAAGACACCAGGTCCCCAACGGACCTGTGAACTCGTATCACGTCGCAAATCTGTAACCAACTTTCCGTCCAACAACCTCCAACTCCTATGGAGACGCGTTATTGACGTATTAATCGACCGCACCTCTGCAAAATGAACAAGTATCGACTTCCGTGGCTGACCAGCAGGTATCTGAAAGAAAACCAAACCTCCAGCACCCTCAACTTCAATCATCCTAAGCTGATGCAAGACCCAATCTTGTGAAGACCCTTCCATTCCTGGATTGATCGTAACAATATCGTCCTCACTCATCCCTTCGAACGAATGTTTTGTTGTGACGTACAAATTTTCCAACACAGCAAGTGCATAGTTAGATTTGCCTCCGAATGAAAAGCGGTAAATATTTCTAAAAACCACATCTTCCACATCAGAGTCACCTCCTTGACGCACTACTGCATTGTACTTCTTCATATTCATTACCTGCTGGGGCTTACGCTGCCCACCCCCTCCAAACTGACCTGACTGTCCAGTAACCTTTGGCAACAGAGAACGAACCAACATCACAACACCAGCCACCAAAAAAGAACCACCAACCACCAACAACATCACACGTGTAAAAGCAACAAAAAGCTCATGGTAACGAACTGCTCTTGCCTCAGAGCCCATCTTGAAAAAAGTCTGCAACCTTGAACGAAAAACATTCTCACCTCCACCAAGCACAACTGCTCGCATAAAAAGAGCAAAATCTGCAGTCTTAGGAAACCCCTGAAGGTCTCTTGCATTGATCGCAGAACGAAAACGAACATTTCCAAGTAACATCGAGACTGATGTATCATAATGATTAATCGCTCTCTCCCGATCAGCATCTGTAAAAACCTGCAAGTTGTAAAAATAATGTGGTAAAAGAAGGGGATAAAAATGTCGCAATTCATTGAAAACAGACAAAGGACTTCTGTTCAAATCTTTCCCAATTGCTTCTACCAAGGTAACCATTGCCGGCGAACCTCTAACACTCGTCTCTCCATAACGATGTTCACTACCCGTTGAACTTGTGAAAACAAACTCAGTCGGACGTTCTGGCGGATGAAAAACCGGCTTATCAGGTGGATCTTCAACCTCCTCCAAGACAGGTCGAGTCACAATACGATCCTCAGGTGTACATGATCCATCACAGGCCTTTCCTTCACACTGCTGCTCAGGAACTGACTGATAGGAACCACGAGGACCTAAGTATTGTATCATCATTTCTGGGATTGGCTCACTCATTAAGGGAACTAATTCCAAAGCACGGTAATGCTTATGAATGGTAACCAGTAGTCTAACTAATTGGTTATGAGTCAAAAGATGAGTCAAAGAGCTGTTAATGGTAACATCCAAAGATACCTCATGCTGATCCTGGTTAGGGTCCATCACATGATACCTACGATGTAAATCACATGTCACTCCACGATTGGGACACGCATCATCTGCACAGGGAACTATCTTGCAACAAACCGTCTGACGGCTCTTTAGAGCCTTCGGACACTCCATCTCCAAGTTAGTCAAGTTAAACGTGTTCCGAGTAGTAAAACAAAAATCTGAAGTAATATACACTGAACCTTTTCGGTTCATATCTGCTACAAGCAAGGGAAAAGGCTGTGTAGAGACAAGCTGCTGCATAAACAATGCCTGACGCGAACGAACTTCCTTTGTTGTGTGTTGAAAAAGTTCCTCATAAAAAATCAAAGGTTGATTGCAATAGCCATCAAAATAGTCCTCTCTCGCGTTCATGTGAAACCCTGCATTAGCAGAATACACTGGCTGATATCGCGCGTCCATCGGACACTCCGTTCGAATCGTATTATACACTGAATGAGCTATTTTTTCTATCTGGGTGCTCTTCCCAGTCGACATCTCTCCATACAAAGAAAACCACACTGGAGTGATACGTTTCTGTGCTGTCTTAGCAAACAGTGCAAGGGCTGACTCCATCTCTACTACCTTCCGAACCTTGGACTGAAAAAGGCGCGAAATCTGGACATGAACTTGATCCGTCAAACGAATAGCATTACTCTCCAACGCATGATATCGATGACACAACTCTGACACATCCAAAACACTTCCGGGCTGCAATGTAAAAAGACCCGCCCAGGCAGCATTTGCTGATTGCAATGAATCAAAATGATCAACATCCTCACATGCTTTATACATCTGAAGCTCCAAATGAGAAGTAGGCAACGCCTTACCAGTAATAGCATAGGTCGCCCAAGAAAAGAAAACGGGAACCTTCGCAAAAAGCCACTCAAATGCTCTAAGATAAGACACAAACTTGGGAAGTCGCTCACCCAGTCCTAAAAATGTCTGTGATATCTTGTCTGTCGTAAAACACGTCGAAAAGGCCGAAAACAAATCACCAACCCTAGTCGAAAAAGAACTCTCCGGAATTGTCTGTGGCTCGGGAACAGAACCATCAACACACACATCCAACCAGTCAGAAAACCGATTCAACAACTGGAGTGAGACTCCAATCCCCATCACCCCAACAAGAATAGCTCCAACAATCTCCCACGAAACCGCATAGTGCATACATTTCAAAAACCACACAACAAGAAAAACTCCAAAAAAACACTTCAACCATGACCATGCTGTGACCGCAAATGTCTGAACAAGTGGGTACTTATCAGTCCAATTGTCCCACCACACAC